CCGTCTGACTTTAGAGAGGTGCGCGAAGTAAAACTAAACACGTCTCCTTTGACTGTTCTAAAATATCATAGCCCCGCTTCTTTGGACGAACAATATCCGTCAAATGGAAATGGCAAACCAAGGGGGTTTAGCATCGTCGGACTTGAAATGAAAATGCGACCGGTGCCAGACAGTACATACGAAATGGAAATTATTTACATTGGCGGTGTGACCCCTTTATCAGCATCAAACCCAAGTAATAACATTTTGCTTCGTTCCCCAGACGCTTATCTTTACGGCGCATTAGCCGAAGCATACGCATACCTTTTGGACGAGACTAGGGCTGCTCAATATATGGCTAGATTTGAAAAAGCTATGGAAGAAATAAAGATAGACGAGCAACGCGCCCATTACGGGACTGGCAGTATTCAAATGAATAGTATCTATCAACGACAATCCCAATCGGCGGAGAGATAAAATGAGCGCTATGAGCGATTACCTAGAAAATGAGATCCTTGATCATATTCTTGGGACTGGGGCATACACAATGCCTTCAACAGTTTACATTGGGCTATCAACTGGATCATTTAATGACAACAACAGCGGAACCGAATTATCAGGTAATGGTTATGCGCGACAGACAATAGCTTTTGATGCTGCTGTTTCTGGGACTGCCGACAACACGGCGGCTGTTCAGTTTGCAGCCGCTACCTCGTCTTGGGGGACCGTTACGCATTTCGGTTTGTTCGATGCAAGCACCAGCGGAAACCTTTTGATCCACGGAGCGTTTTCAACTGGCAAGCTCATAGACACGGGTGATATTCTGAAAATTAATGCCGGTGACTTAGACATTACAGCGGCATAGGTTTAGACTGTGGCCTCTCTTGAGCAACTAGACACATGGGGCGGGCTAGACGCGCTTGATGTTTATGGCCTAACCCTAGAGCAGCTAGATCAGGTAACGCTTCACGCGACCGACGGCGCTGCGTCCATATCAATAACTGGAACGCTGTCCGCTATAAGAGAGCTGGCTATGCAAGCGTCTGTTGCGGGCGCGGCTGGTGTTACGGCTTCTATGAAGCCAATTAGGGCGGCTACAGCGGCTATTAACCTAGCAATAACTCAATCTAGCTCTTTATTCCGCGTTAGGTCAGCTTCTGCTAGTGAGAGCTTAGTCCTGACAACGTCGGCTTTAGCTTCCCTTGTCCGTCTTGTGAGCGCCGCAGAAAATGTTTCTATGTCAACGTCTGCATCTGCGGTCGCGTTGTTTTCTATGGCCTCATCTGTTAATAACAATATATCCGCAACAGCTACGGGCAAGGTTTTGGGAGAGGATTGGACAGATGTTGCTTTAGGCAGTGAGGTCTGGACAAATGTAGCTTTAGGTTCAGAGGTGTGGACAGACGTTACTTTAGGCAATGAGGTTTGGGCAAATCAATGATACAGTTTGGCGAATGGCTACCAGATCAAGCCGACATAATGAACCCCGGTGTTACTGTTGCAACAAATGTTTTGCCTGCCGCTAACGGATACCATTCAATGAACGGGTTTGTGCCGTATTCAAATGCAGCCAGTGGAACAATTAAAGGTATTTTTGCTGCTAAAGATGCCGCGTCTAATACTAAGTTATTTGCTGGTGACGCTACCAATCTTTACCTTCACAACTCGGCTACAAACAATTTAGATGCTGTTGGCAAGGGTGGCGGCTATACATTAACCGACACAGAAAAATGGCGTTTTGCCCAGTTTGGCAATTATGTTTTGTGCGCTGGAGGAGTTGGCGAGACAATTCAGTCGTTTCAATTAGGTAGCAGCTCGGCATTCGCAGATCTGACCAACGCGCCAAAAGCTGATTTTTTAGCGGTTGTTAGAGATTTTGTGTGGGCCGCTAATGTGGATAGCGGGTCTGGCCGAATACCTTTCCGGTGCCAATGGTCAGGGTTTAATAACATAACCAGTTGGACCTCTGGAGTTGATCAAGCCGACTTTCAAGATCTGCCAGATAGTGGCGCTATTACTGGAATGGTTGGAGGTGAATATTGCACCATTCTAACTGAGCGAGCTATCTACCGAGCCACCTATGCGGGACCGCCTTTGATTTGGCAATTTGACAAAGTCGTGTCTGAAAGAGGGTGTGCGTTTAGTGGCTCTGTCTGTAACTCAGGGAACCTTGTTTTCTTCTTGGCCTCAGATGGTTTTTACGCATTCGACGGGCAAAAAACGGTGAGTATTGGTTCAGAAAAAGTGAATGAATTTTTTAAGAAGGACTTTGATAGTAACTATGATTTTCGTATGAGTTCTCACGTTGACCCTCTAAACGAAGTTGCTATGTGGAGCTACACAAGCACACAGTCCCCGACAGGCCAGCCAGACAAAATAATTATGTATAATTATGTTTTGAATAAATGGTCATTGGCGGAAGTTGAGGCAGACCTGTTGTCCCCATTGTTTTCATCTGGGTACACGGTTGACGGCCTTGGCAACTTGTCTGCGACTGTTGATGGCCTTTCTATTCAGCTAGACAGTAGAACATTTAAGGGCGGGCAGTATTTCTTTGGCGGAGCTTATGGCAATAAAATTTACACTTTTTCTGGCAGCCCGTTGTCTGGCACTATTGAAACATCAGAAGCACCATTAAGCATGGGCAAGCACTCTATTATCACTAGGGTCTATCCATATTACGAAGATGGCTCTGTTGAGATTTCTATTGGCACAAGAGACACGCAGGCAGCCACCCATCAATATGGGAGTGTCGCAATTCCAAACACTTCCGGCTTTGCCCCATTTAGAGCGCAGGGCAGATACCACAGAGCAAAAACTATTTTTAGTGGTGGCTGGAGCAAGGCTGTCGGCATTGATGTTGAGGCAAGGCAGATTGGGCGAAGATGACAACTGCACAGAGAAAAGCTAATTTTAGAATTTTAAACCCAATTACCGCAACGACAAGAGAGGTGGCCGAGGTTTTAAATAGAACTGTTGATGGCGGCTTGAACAGCATTGGGTACGCCACGCTTGGTAATGGCACAACTAGCACTACTGTTAGTGACCCAAGGTACAGCGTCGAGAGCATTGTTTTTTTTACGGGGTTTAACGAGACGCTTGAGCATAGCAACCCTTTTGTAAAAAGCACTAGCACCGACGGCACAATGATAATTGAACACGGGAACCACGGGCATGACGTTGACGTTGCCTACTTTATTGTCGGCTGAGGACAGATTGTCAGAACAGTGGCAGAGGTGCCACAAATGGATTAGTGAGGCTTTGGCGTACTCTGGCGGTACGCATTCTATGGACGATGTTTTTGGTGCGCTGGCTCTTGGGGATGCCCAGTTACATCCTTTAGAAAAATCGTGTATTATAACCGAGATAGTGGATTATCCCCAGCGGTCGGTTTGTCGAATATGGTTAGCTGGTGGAGAACTAAACGAGTTAATTGAGGCTGAAAAGTCTATTGCGATTTGGGCTAAGAGCCTTGGGTGCTACGCAATGGAGATTAACGGCAGGATGGGCTGGAAACGCCAGCTTAAAGATTACACCGCATCGTCGGTGGTTTTAACAAAGGAATTGAGAGATGAGTAAAGGCGGCGGCGGAAACACTAGAAACATTACCCAGACGACTAGCGCACCGGCATACGCGCAACCGTTTTTGGAGTATGGCTTATCTGAAGCAAAAAACCTTTACGGAAATCAACCATCTTATTACCCCGGTCAAACGACCATAGGGTTTAGCCCAGAAAGTGAAATGTCTCTTTCTGCTACTCGTCAAAGGGCAATAGACGGCAGCCCGTTCATACCCGCAGTGCAAAACGCGGTTATGCAGAACCTTATGGGGACGAACCCACTCCAACAAGCTGCGTTTAGACCTGCAATTGAGGCTGTAGAGGCTCAAGCTGCAAAGGCGGGCAGATATGGCTCAGGATACCAACAGGGCGCTCTTGCCGCAGCTTTGGCCCCTATGGCATACCAAGCGCAGCAAGACGCCATTGCGCAAGCTCCTGCGGCTCGCGAGTTTGGTTTTGCTGACCTTAATACTTTGGCCGGTGTGGGCGGTGCGCGAGAGGCACAATCTCAGGCAGAGCTTCAAGCTGACATTGACCGCTTTAATTTTGAGCAAGAACAGCCTCAACTTGCTCTGGCTAATTACATGGCAACCGTTAAGGGCGGTACTGTCGGTGGGCAAAGCACCAGACCTGTCTTCCGCAATCAGGCCGGAAATGTTCTCAGTGGCGCATTAGGTGGGGCGCAACTTGCTGGAATGATACCAGGCATGGGCGGCGGTATGGGCGCGGGCCTTGGCGCGTTAGCGGGTCTTTTAGGTTAGGGGTAGAGCATGAGCGTTTACGACAGATTTAATCGATTACTGCAAGGTCGAGCGCCCTTGCCAGCCGCAACAATGAGACGGCCATTTCAGCTTCCTAATGGACAGGTTCCGCCTATGGCGCTTCTGCCCGGTGCTAAACCGCCGCAGTCTTCATTAACCGCAAATCAAAAACTGTCGCCTATGATGCAAGAAATTTTAAGAAAAGCTCAAATTTCGCGCATGACGCCTGCCGCTGGTCAGGTCAACTTGACGACCCCTGAAGCGGCAGCGGGTGGGCCAGCAGGTATGACATTTGAGCAGAAGCTAATGCAGCCACGCGCTCAGGGTATGCTTAACGCCGCTGCCGCTGGGTTTGAGGCTTCGGGTTGGCAAGACCGTCCGGTTACTCTTGGGCAGGTCTTGGGGCGCATGGGTACTGCTGGTATGAAGGCTTACACCGCTGCTGAAGATCGCATCGCCGCTCAAAAAGCGGCAGGGTTAGACAAACTTTTAACAGAAGCAAAAATAAAAACTGAGTTGGGAAAGGCCGGTCAAGGATTTAAGGGGACTAGCCTTGCAGCTCAAGACAGCAATAATGTTTTAAATTTAGGTCCAAAGGTTGCTAACGGCACCGCCTCGCCTACTCAAAAAGCAGCTTATGGTATGTCTTGGCAGCGGCTGTCTCAACCAAGGCCAGAAACCAGAACTGCAACAGACGGCACCGTAACAACGGTAACAATTCCGGGTATGGATTTAACAGGGTTTCCTGTCCCAGAAGGGGTTGAGGCGGGTGAAAAAGTTATTGGAACAGAAGCGCCAACATTTAATAACGACGAAAAACTAGCCGCAGCCTTCACCAACAGAATGATTGAATCTACTTCAACATTTGAAAATGTAACGGCTGGAGGTTATGACCCTTCTAACATGAGAGACTTCGCCGCCAACCAATTACCCTTAGCAATTAGGGGTTCTGCGCTATCTGATGCCGGTCAACAGTATTTAGCGGCAAAAATGAATTTTATTACTGCTGTTTTGCGTAAGGAATCAGGTGCCGCTATTTCTGATACAGAATTTAAAAATGAAGACTTAAAATATTTTCCGCAACCCGGAGAAAGCGCGGCTGTTATAGAGCAAAAAAGAATTGCCAGAAAGACAGCAATAGAGAGCATGAAGGCGCAATCTGGCGGCGCTTTTTCTTATATGCAGAAAAAAATGAAGCCGTCTGACATAGACCAACTTCCAAAGGGGTCAGTGTTTATGGAGAGAATAGGCGGCGTGTCTTATTACAAAACCCCTGAAGGCAAAGTATTGGCGGTGGATTGATATGGGTATTCGCGAAGCAACTCAAGACGAAATAGCAAAGCTGAACTCTGCACAAGCGTCAGAAGAAACGCCATCAGTTGGCGGGTATAACCCGATACAGTTTGCCACTGGCCTTGCTCGGTCAATTGGTCAGGGCATCACGTTTGGCACGGCTGACGAGGCTGAGGCATATATTAGAAGCATATTAGGCGACCAAACATACAAGCAGGCGCGGGATCAGGTTCGCAAAGAGCTTGATCAGTTTCGTAAAGAATATCCGAAAACAGCTTACGGCTCAGAAATTGCGTCTTCTATAGCTATGCCAATGGGTGTGGCAAAACTTGCTGGCAAAGGCATCGTCAAGGGTGCCGAAATGATTAATAAGCCATTAGCCGATTTTGCGGCTCAAAAGGCTGCTCAGGCTGGACAAAAAATTGCTACGGCTGCACCAAAAACAACAAGGATCGCAACAGGCAAGCCAGCTCAGGTGGCGGGTGCGAGCGCCCTATATGGCGCTGGCGCGGCAGAAGAAATGAGCGATGTGCCAGAATCAATGGCAATATCCGCTGCGCTTGGTGCGGGTCTGCAAAAAGCAGCACCCGCCGTTACCGCAGGAGCCGCAGAGCTTATTAAAAAGGGCGTGCCTTTGACAGTCGGGCAAAAGTTTGGCGGGATAACTGGTGGCGTTGAGGAGCGTCTAGCTGGCCTTCCGGTTCTTGACTTTTTGATTGGTGGCGCTCGCCGTCGAGCTGTTACTGGATTTGAAAGGGCATCATACGATGAGGCTCTAGCCCCACTTGGAGAAAAATTGCCAAAGGGCGTAAAAGGCCGTGACGCTTATATTAAAGCTCAAGGCATAATTAGTAAGGCATACGACGACGTTTTGAAAGACGTTAACATACCGTCTCCAAATCAGATCATTACCCAGATACCTGATGTTGCCGCAACTTTGCCCAAGCAAGAAGCTGGATTGTATTCCCAAATAATAATGAAAGAACTTGGCGACAGGACGAAGGATGGAAGGCTTACCGGTTCTGCCTTTAAAGAGGCACAGAGCGCGTTACGCCAGAGGGCATATAAATTTATGACTTCACAAGACGCCTATCAGCGTGAGCTGGGCGAAGCGTTGAGCGATGCGGCTGAGGAGCTGACGACGACGCTTGGAAGGTTTAACCCTGACAAAGCTGGAAAACTAGCCAATATTGACACGGCATATTCTAGGTTCAAGCCTATGCAAATGGCCGCTGCCTCAAAGGGTATGTCCGGTGAAGTTACCCCTGCAAAATTGCTAGAAAAAGTTTACGCGCAGTCACGGCGCTCGCCTTCTGTGCTTGCCAAGGGCGAGGGGCGTATGCAGCGGCTCGCAGAAACTGGCGCAGACGTTATAGGCACAAAAATTGGTGACAGCGGAACAGCAGGTCGTTTGGCGCTTACAATGGGTACGCTTGGCAGCGGTGCCTTCCTCGACCCTGTCACAACAGGGTTAGTGGCGGGCGGAACAGGGGCGGTTTACTCGCCATTGGGTCAGGCTATCTTGGCTGGCACAAGAAAATTTGGGCGCGACATACCAGGTCTAATGCAAGGCGCTGGAGCAACTATGCGCTCGCCAGCAACCGCTGGCCTTCTGTCTCAGCAAGCGGGGCCAATGATTCAGCAAGCCCAAGCGGATGACGGCGTTAGGTACGAGACAATCACAAACAGTCAGGGCGTCGATCAAGTAATTGCGTTTACGCCTGACGGACGTGCGGTGCGTGTGCGCTAGAATTATGCTATAACTAGCTAAGGATTAACGGAGAACAGAATGCCAAAGACACAGATTTCCGAGTATAGCGCAACAGCGGCTTCTAACACCGACATAGACAGCATTAACCTGTCAGAAGGCGTGATGGTCCCTAGTGACATAAACAACGCCATTCGGGAGCAAATGGCGCACCTCAAGGATTTTTCAGACGGCACGGCTGGCATTGACGTATTAAGCTTGCATGACGACGACAAAAGCCACTCTATTAAAATACAAGCGCCATCGTCTGTTACTGCAAACACCACCTTGACCTTGCCCGACGGTGCAGGATCTGCAAATCAAGTTTTACAGACAAACGGCGCAGGCGTATTAAGCTGGGGCAGCGCAGTTAATTTTGGCAACTGGACAATAACAATGGACGGCTCAAACAACCTGCTTTTCACATATAGCGGCACAGACGCCATGAAGTTGTCTAGCGCGGGTGACCTGACTGTAATTGGAAACGTAACAGCTTATGGAACTATCTAATGACCCTGCAAGCGTCTGGAGCTATAAGCCTAAGCGACTTAGGCACAGAGTTTAGCGACACTCAGCCCCACTCGCTGTCTGAGTTTTACAGCGGCGGCTCGCTTGTGCCAAACACGACGTCACTGGCTGTCACCGCATCTAGTCTTGGCGGCAGTAACTCTTCTAATCGTAGATACCCCGCCATCGGCGGCTATGACCCGCAGATAAACACTTTTGGGCGTCTTTACACTCAAGCGCTTTGGGGTGACAACGGTAGCACAATTACTATGGATAGAAACTTTACCGTTAACCAAACTGGAACCTACAATTATTATGTCGCCTATTACATACAAGGGGTTGGGTCAGCCACTGTTAGCATGTACGCCAACGGCAGTCTGGTCAGATCGCACACTTTATCACCGGGCTATAATCAAACAGCTTCGGCAAGTAACACGCTATCTCTAGGATCTGGGCAGGTAATACGAATGGTTGGAAGCGGCCCATCTTCTGGCTGGGCGGCAATTACTGTTTATGTTGGGGGCAGTACAACTAGTAACAGTTCTATAACCGTTGCCGGAAATACATCTGTGCCAGCAAATGGCGCATTATCTTTGAGCGACTTTTACGGAGCATCCGCATAGGAGATTTTTATGGCACGCGATAAGCTGACGGAATATGACGCAACTGCCGCTAACAACACTGTAATTGGCGACGTGCGCACAAGCGAGGCCATGATGCCGTCTGAAGTTAACGACGCCTTCAGAGAATTAGCCAGTCATTTAAAAGAGTTTGCCGACGGGACAAGTGGCGTTGATGTTCTGAAGTTTCAGGATGACGACGATAGCCACTCTGTTAAACTACAAGCGCCAGCAACTGTGGCTTCTAATGTCACATTTACTCTACCTGCCACAGATGGTACAAATGGTCAGGTGATGACAACAAACGGCTCCGGCACTTTATCGTTTCAAAACGTAACTGAAACAGACCCAAATGCGCTGGCATTTGCAATAGCGTTAGGATAGAAAAATGGCAAACGCATTTAAAACATTTTCGGCGCAAAATATTGACACATCCTCAACGGGGAAAACGACCTTGTACACCTGTCCAAGTGGTACAGAGACAACAATCATTGGTCTGAACATTGCTAACACATTGTCGGTTTCGATAACTGTTACGGTTGAGCTTCACGATGGCGGTGTAAATAGCACAACTAATTTAAGACACATCGTAAAGGGTGCCATTGTGCCTGTGGGTTCATCACTTGTTGCCGTTGGCGGCGACCAGAAAATAGTGATGAACGCTACAGATGTTTTGATAGTATATGCGTCACAAGACAATTCCTGTGATGCAGTTCTGAGTGTGCTGGAGATTACATAATGGCACTTAGCACTATTGGTAGAAATCAACTTAACACTGGAATTGATGACAATTCTGATGCCACTGCTATTACAATTGATTCGTCAGAAAGAGTAGGTATTGGCGTGACCAGTATGACCAACAAACTGGTTTTGCCGAATGCTTCTTACTTTGCAATGCAAGATGCCAGTGCGGCTGAAAATTTAGCGATTAGAGCCAATTCCTCTAACGCGATGGAACTTTTAACTGGTGGTGGTGTAAGGGCAACCATAGATAGCAGTGGTCGCACTACAATCCCTAATCAGCCTTTGTTCGTTGCAACGTCACCTATTTTAGGTACTAGCGGCGCTGAACCAGCTACAAGTGTTCGTTATAAAAGATGGAATAGTGTTTTATTTAACATAGGAAGTCACTTTAACAATGACTCTGGTGGAGGATTTTTTACAGCCCCTGTTGCTGGTAGATATTACATATTGATGAAAGCTGGCCACAAAGTAACCTACAATGCGTGGTGTGGTATGTATCTTTATAAAAATAGCACAAACATATGCGTCTTTTGGGACCAGCCAGACTCATCTACAAATGGCACTTACAACGCAAACAACGCAAACATAATATTAAGCCTTGCTGCGAATGACACTTGCGGGGTGGGTTATCACACCACCTATTCTGACCTTTCAGCTAATTCTAACAACTTCATTAGCATTGGGCTTCTGCATTAAAAGGATAAACACATGCCTTCAATCACGATAGAGTTAACAGACACTCAGTATAAGAGCTTAGAGTATGTCACTTCAACTGTTCAGGTCTGGGCTGATAATGCACTTCACAACCGCGCCCGTCTTGGTCAGGAAGAAATCGTTGCCGCGTTAGTAGCACACTGTAACGAGAATGATATTGCTATTGCAACAGGCGCAGATGCACAAGTGACACAAGCCTTTGAGTTAGGTGTTGTTAAGACAGCAGCAAAACGAAACGAAGAAGCAATGGCTAATTTACCGGAGTAGTTTTAATGGCATATTTAGGACCACCGCCATCACAAACACCAGCAAGCCCTACTAGCCAGTATTTCAGTGGGAATGCGTCAACTACAACTTTTACATTAAACCGCCCGGTTAATGTTTCTGAAGACCTGAACGTGTATGTTAATAATGTGGCTCAACAGCCGGGGTCTGGAAAGGCTTACACTGCTTCAGGAACTAATTTAATTTTTGATGCAGCACCCTCCGCTGGCACAAACAATGTGTACGTTGTTTACCGAGGACTAGCAGAGTTAAACACCCGCATTAATTCTGACAGGACTGTATCAACATCAAGCCCATCTGGTGGTGAAGATGGGGACATTTGGTTAAAGGTAAGTTAATATGCCGCTCTACGTTAACGATAGCGGCACTTGGAAGGAAGTCACCAGTGGTAATTACTATGTTAAACATGGTGGGGCGTGGACGGCTGTACAAGAGGCGTATGTTAAAGACGCTGGAAGTTGGAAGCAGTATTTTCAGGGCGAGGTTGGTGTGACACTGGCTAATAGTACAAATGTGGCTGTATCATCCCTGTTCACTTCTTCAGTATGGACAGGGACTACACCAAAAAGAATTACCATCCCATCTGGTGTTACTATTGGTGGGACAGGTGGAACAGCCGCTATGACAATAGCAAACACTATGGCTGGCACTCTTGTTATCGATAATGCTGGCAGTGTTCTTGGCACTGGGGGCGCTGCGAATAGTGGCGCTGGCGGCAATGCAATTACTAACGCGGCCTCTAATGTGACTATAAATAACACAAACCTGATAGCTGGAGGCGGCGGCGGTGGCGGTCAGGGCGGGGCAGGCGGCTCTGGCGAGGTAAACAATACAGCAGCTTGGTCAGGAAGAGAGCCAGCCGCAAACTGGACTAATGGATCGGCTCAAGTTGGTTATTATTGGAATGTCAATACTTATCATTTTTATTACAACGGCTCTACTAGTTATATAATTTGGGCCAGTAATATTGGTAATGCCAGCGGGTTTCCAGCTTACATAAGAATTGGAAGTAACGAGTATCATAGAGGTATTAGTCGCGGTAGCGGGAAATATGAAATATACCGTCAAGCAAAAACAACTACTTCAGCCGGAACAGGCGGAGCTGGTGGGCTGGGACAAGGCTATAATCAAACAAATTCGTCCGGCTCAAGCGGGAGCGCTGGCGGCACAGGTGCTGGCACGGGCGGCACGGGCGGCGCTGGATCGACCTACGCTGTTGCAGGCGTAGCGGGATCAACTGGCGCGAATGGAAATTCATATAGCAGCGGTACAGGCGCTGCTGGCGGCGCTGGCGGCGCTGCTGGAGCCGCTGTTAGCGGAACCTCAGTGACAATGAATAACACTGGTACAGTTCATGGAGCGGTCGCATGACCAAATATAATGTTGAAAAAATTGAGGACGGCGTTGCTACTTTGCGATACCCTGATAATAGCTGGGCGGAAATTGTTTTATCCTCAGATATGACAGAAGGGGACTTAGATGATTTGGCACTACAGTACGCACCAAAAACTGGAGCCAAACCGAGCTTTCTTTCCGCAGGCGAAACTAGGACAGCAACAGCTAAAGAAATTAAAATTCCAGCAGATGATCGTGCCGACTATATCAAAGCGCGAGAAGAAGCCTATGGCACATACGCTGAACAACTTGAATATATTACCGAAAAAGGTTTAGAGGCTTGGCAAGCGAATGTATCTAAAATTAAATCTGATAACCCCAAGCCTGAGTGATTGTGAGGAATAACTAGATGCCCATATCTAAAATGCAATCAGAGAGCGTTAACTTAGCTGACAGCTTCGCGTTTACAGGAACTGTGACTGGTGCTGGCACTGCTAAACATGTGCAATTTGCAAGTATTTCTGGGGACACTGGTGCAAGCACAACCTCTACTTCGTATGTTGCAACACCAGTTACAATTACAGTTGCAGCGGCTGATGTTGCCAAATGTAGTACGCTTTTTATTGTTCATTATGGTTCAACTAGAACTGATAGAAATACCCATGCTTTTCAAGAAAGAAGATTTCAAAGAACTGCACCTTCTGCTGCGAACTATAACAACTATTATCTTGGTTCTGTTTCTGGTGGTTCAGAGTCACTTGATAATTGTACCGTATGTGCAGTTGACTCTAGTTTAGGAACTGGTGACCACACATACACAGTCTATGTTAGAAAAGCATCTGGTAATTCTAGTTATGCTAGTAATGTTTACACACAGTATACAGCATCAAACATAGTAGTATTGGGGTTCTAAATGGCATACATAGGTATAGACCCAAACGTAGGTGACATAACATTCCAGAAATTTACTGGAACAGGGAGCGCCACTGCCTTCACTCTGTCTCAGCATGTTGTGAGTGGAGAGGCTATTGTCGTAACCATAGGAAACGTGGTTCAGGAACCGGGGTCTAGCGCAGCTTATACAGCGCAGGCAAACACCCTTACATTCTCCGCAGCCCCTGCCAACGGTGACATCATTACTGTGCGCTACTTTGGTCGCGCTGTAGATCAACCAACCAGCTATGCCATGCAGCTATTCAAGTATGTGGCTACAGCAAGTCAGACTGCATTTACTGGCGCAGACAGCACTGGCGCTATACTGGTGATTAGCG